CCTACCAGCTCGTCCTGTAGGCACTCCAGAACACGCACAGTGACCGCTACGTCCTGCTCACAGTACTTGACCATCTCGCAGCTTAACTGTGACCAGTCTTCATGGTCGCCTTTGGGGAAGCCTAAACGAGCACCCCACTGTCGTAGGCTATGACCAGCTTCTCTGGGAGGATTAGCCAGTCTTGACAGGACTAACGAATCCATAAGCTCGTAGCCAGACCAGTCAATACCCCACAGTTTAGACATAACTGGATAGTCAAACCCTATGCCGTTGTGGGCTACAATCCTCTGTACGTCCAGCTCTGCTAACTGTGCCTTGAATGTCTCAGCATCGTACACAGTGTCAAACAGATTGGTAGCACAGCACCAAATCTTAGTAGGGTCAAGACCGTCAGTCTCAATATCAAGTATCAGTGTTTTGTTTAATAAGTTCATGTATTGGTCTCAGCTCATTAATCGGCACGTTGTAGCAGTCCGACTTTACCTTCCATCCATTAGAAGAGTCAACAGTTCCCTTCTCCATAAAGGTTGCTTTGTCAAAGTATTCGCTCTTTGGCAAGAAACCTAAGATCCAACCTATAGTCATGTCGCTACGTACCCTAGTGAATACGTATACGTCACACTTCTGTTTAGTATTTAAAGCAGTGATTGAACATTCATAATCAAGTCTGGGCGGGAAACCTGTACGCTTTGACTTTACGTCAATCGTTATGTCTCCTTCCAATATTATATCATAGTCATACGTGTTAGTCCAGCCGCACATCTGACCCTGATCCTGCAAGTATTCATGAACTAAACCTTCACCCACAAACCCTACAAGATTACCAGCGCCGTTAGTCACTGAGTTCTTTAGGGTTCCCATCTCCATTGACTTCTCATGCGCCTTAGTCATGATGGGTGTTGTCACTACCCGCTCTATAATGTCATCGTAACTAGAAATCACTTAAAACCTCCTTTTTTGTTCTGGGTTTCAAAACATGGCTTCGTATCGTATTTTTTTCTTTATTTCTAAAGACGTAGTTTTCAACAAAATGCTTAGGATCTTTACTCCAGTACCACGTATTTTTACCTTTAATACGCCATCTACCAGAAAGAAGAGCGTATACAAACTTGTTGTTTATTATAATTTGACCTGAGACTTCATAATCATCTATGTGTATATTGAACTTTTCTAGCTCTATTAATGTTTCTAAGCGTATGACTTCTCTTTTATAAGGGTTGCTATATTGCTCCTTATGATAGTTCCGTATCTCTAAAAGCCTAGACTGTTCCTTGTTATATTCTAACTCTTCCTCTAAAGTTTTATCTTTATTTTCTAAGTTATTCTCAGAATCCAATAAACCATTTAGCATACCCATTGGTCTTAAAACTCCTCTATTACGCTTGGTTTGTTTGTCTCCAACATGCGACCAGTCACTTTGTCGTACTTCAAGTAACACGCTGGGCCTGTCAAGCCCGTGTAGCGATTCTTGAGCACCCTAAGTGTGGTCGTATTGCGTACCTCTTCATCATCGTGTTGTTGATCCCTCTCAAGACCCAGAACAATGTCCGACAACTGAGCGATGGCCTGTGACCCTCTGAGTTCAGACAATGAGATCTTTCCTCCGTCCTCATGAGCCTGACCGCTGCTGCGTTTAAGATGACTGACTAAGAATAGACCTACGCCTAACTCCTGAACCAAAGTCCTGAGTTTTGTCATGATAGCATCTATGTTCTTACGTTCATCCCCACCTTCCTGACTGCTAACTACAATGGATAAATGGTCTAAAATGATCCACTTACAGTCCATAGCTTTAGCTAAGTATCGGATTTGTGACATCAAGGTGTCCTCACCCGTAGACCCCCAATGGTCCAGCATGAAGAACCTATTAGATCCTAACGTGCTGTCCCAGTAAGGCTTGAAGCTGAGTGTGTCTGCGTCTTCGTCTAAGTGTAGTGGCTTGTTAGCCGCCATTGACATAAGCCCTAGCGTAGTGCGGGACAAAGACTCTTCAAGGGCTAGTATGCCTATGTTGTCCTCAGTGGCATTGAACAGGAAGTATTCAACCTCCTTAACAAGCTGAGACTTACCCATGCCGCTGCCTGAGGTGATGGTGACAAGCTCAAAGGGTCTGACACCTTTGACAAGTTCGTTAAGACCTGACCACGGATACGGTATGGACTTAACCTTACGTGAGTTAATGAGATGATCCCAAGTCTCAGATCCTGCCACAATCCCGTCTGGTCTGTGTACTTTAGAGTCCCACCATGCCGCAGTGAAGTCTCGGATCTTGTTAGCCACAAGCATTTCGCTGGGGTCTTTCATGGGTAGCTTACAGATCTTCAGCTTGTTGGGGCTGAACAGAGCCTTAATGCTCTCTGTGGCTATCTCACCAGCTTTATCGTTATCAAAGCACAGCACGACATTCTCGTAACCCTCAAGAAACTCTAACTGCTCTTTGATCTCTTTGGATGCTGAGGCTGCACCAGTCCGTAGGGACACTACGTCCCACTTCCTGTCAAACATCTCGGACACTGACAAGCAGTCTAGCTCACCCTCAGTGATCGTTATGTACTTGCCTCTACCTCTGCAAGTGTCCTGACCAAACAAGCCCATATTGCTACCGTAGCTACCGTTAATGAGGAACTGTTTGTCCTTCACTATACGCACTTTGGTGCATACAACCTCGTTTGTGTTAGCGTCTTTGAAGGGGTAATGATGCTTTGCTATCTCACCCTTCTGATCGTACTCTACACGCACACCGTACTTCTGGCATGTGTCTTTAGACAGTCTCCTGTCTGGTATTGCTGCTATAATTCCTGTCATTTCCGTTACCACCACCTGTTTATAGGTTCCATTAGTAAATGAGGAAGGTTGTACCGCAGTGTCAGTGGCAGGTTCAAAGTAACCACAGTCTGTGCTAAAACAATAAGCATGACCGTCTGAATATCTGGCTAGATTGTTCCTGCTACTGCACTTTGGACACTCCTCATGCCTAGTAAACTTACTGTCGGACATGAGAAGCTACTCCTTAGAACTCGTCGGGGGTTGAACCGCCCTCAAAGTCCGCTAGTTTTAGAACCTTTACACGGTCAAGGTAGGTTGACGTACCGTGTACAGGGTGAGGCTTGCCAAAGCTGTACACAATGCGTACATGAGAGCCTCGCGTAACGTCACCTTCAAAAGCCGAACCGTCTTCATTGAGGATTGGTACATCGTACTGGCTGACAAACTTACGTTGTGCCGTCCCTTCGTAGTCCTTCAGCTTGACACCGTTGGTCTGTAAGACCTCTGCAATGTCCTCTGGCAAACCTAAGGTCAAGGTGTACTTGCCCGTAGACTGTCCCTGCCAAACGTCATGCTCACGCAGTGATTGAAAGGCCACTGTACCTTCAGCAATGTATTTATTATTCATACACAAACTCCATTAGTAGTTATCTTCAAAGTCATTGTCCTTATGGACATAAAACATCATATCATCTTCCGCTATATAGTCAACCTCCCTTTCGTCAAGTAATTGTATTGTGCCAATGTCCGTTACCAACCCGTCCATCTCAAGCAACGCTTCAACGGACACCACCAAACAAGAGCTGCACAAGTCCGTATATTCTCCGCTACTGGAATCCTTTCGTTTCATCTCAGTTTCCGTCATCACGTTGTTACAAGCTCTGCATCTGCTCATGTTTATTTCTTCCCCGTCACGTACCAAAAGCGTTCTTCGTACATAGCGGACAAGGCGCTAGGGGACATTGATTCATACTTTTCTTGTAGGAAGTCCCGTAGCATAGAATGAGCCTCTGATATTCTCAAGCAGTGTAGTTCATCATAGGCTAATTCTAAAGCTATTTTCTTCATGTGTTCGTTGGTCATATAACCCTCCATTGGATCTGTTATGTCTAATTCATCACCCATTATGTTATACCCTGTTAGTTAAACAGGACCAACTATAACTGATCGGTTCATGATTTACAAGCAGTTGGTCAATCTTTTCTGCAATTACTCTACACTCGTACTGTGCGTCCTCTGAGAGCCTCTGGGTTACTACACGGGCAAAGGCTGCTAAAGAGCCAGTCCAATACCACTCGGTCATCATTGACTGTGGAAGGACCATACGGGCCTGCTCGGGTGCTACTCCCTTCTCAAGCATGAATGAATAGAGGTCTTCGGCTTTGGTCATCAAGTCCCAGTAGGAATTATACAACAAAGAATCGTTGTCAAGTGTTTCATCAAGTGAACCTTGTTTCTTGTTTGGCGCACGTTTACGCCATGCCTCTGGTGCATGAAACTCTGGCGTAAAGTCTACGTAACGTCTGCTTATCTCATTCCACACTAAACCCACTTGATGCTTCACAAGCTGTCTAGCGACGAACACAGGCGCTTTGATACGTAGCTGCACCTGTACGTGTGCAAAGGGTGTCCAGTGTCCGTGGGCTGCTAGGTAGCGCACCAGCTTCTTGTCTCTACTGCCAAACTCTTCTGACTCACCTGCAAAGGATACTCTTGCAGCATTTACAACCGTAAGGTCTGAACCCATAACATCTAATAATTCTACTTTCATAATTCAAATACCGCCCCCGTTGATTCGTGTAGTATAAAAAAAGTCACCATAACTAGACCCCAAAGGGTGACAAAGATCCAGAACAAGCTGTCCTTCTCTGTGTCCGTTAGGTTGCCTGATAGGATATCAGAAAATAACTCTTTGACCTCAAAGCATAGGAATGCCCAAAGCCTCTTAAATATGTTCATAGGTTTACGCACTCCTCTTTAATGGTCAATTTGACAGTTACCTCACCGTCAGGCCAATTCATATAGGCAGATATGAGGTTTTCTCTAATATCCGTCAAGATGGTCAATTGATCCTCAAACTCTAATTCCCAGTCTTTATACAAGCCTATGAATGCTAAAACATTCTTTTCTTTCTTGGTTACAACCTTATCAACCAAAGTGTATTCCCAATGATAGACCTCTAAATAATAATCACAATGTTCTTTTTCAATAAACATAATATGTTCCCTCTTGAACTATATAAACCATCTCGTCGTACTCGCTCGCGGTCAGGTCGTAGTGATCCTTAGGCTTGCCGTTGATGGTGATGTTACCAAACAGATAGGACTCATGTAAACAGCTTTCTGGTTCATAGGGTTGATAGTCTTCAAGATTGAATCGTATCTCATCCCCATCGTGCATGGTCCAATAATCATGGTCAGTGAATAAACGCGCATGGTTCATGTTGTAAAAACTCCTTTAATTGTGAGTGATCGTCCAGCATCATCCCGTAACCTGAAACAACCACTAGGGCGTGTCTGTCTAAATCGTACAGCATACCCTCAAGGAATGCAATGGCTTCCTTTTGTTGGGTTAGTAGGAAGGTACGTCCTTCAATCGTTATCATAAAGACAGGCCCTCTGGTAGCTGTTCAGGATGTCCATACAATCCTTTAGGGTAGATATTATATACTTGCTAGTTTCAGGGTCAGCATGGAGCTGTTGAAGGACACCATAGGCCTCTAAAAGCTGGTAGCGAGTAGGTTTGATGGGTTTAGCTTTATTCATCGTCCCATAACTCCATGGCTTCCTTTTCATAACGTTCAGCAACCTTGCGCTGTCTGGCTATAGACCTGCTTTCACTAGTCAAAGCCCGATAAAAGACATAAACAAACAGTATTCCGATAATTTCCATACTCATTCCCCTGTTATACATTACCCGTACCTAATTCACCACCTAAGGATACCTAAAGTATCTTATATAATATTCTATAAAGTAATATCTAAAAGCTTTTCTAGGATACCATAGGTAAAGTTTAACCGCTATCTCAAAACCTGTCAAGCATTATTTTTATCTAACCACGTAGGAACGGCTCTTTTGGACCATCTCATGTCTATTTCTTTGCGTCTTGTGCGGTAGTAAGCACGATAAGCCGCCACAGTATCAGCACCTCTACATTCATCATACATACATTGTGGCGGATCAACAAAAGGCGCTTGTGGTAGGTCTTGGGGTATTATCTTGAGATGCTGAAACTTTTCTATTTCTGTCTTGTGAATCTTGCCGTACCTGTGCGAATACTCAGCAAAGAGGGCCTCTAAGTGCTCTAAGCCCCATCTGTACGCAACCTGAGACGATCTAAGCCATTTTGTGCTCGGATGGTTCTTGTGGGTCATCTTGTAGACAAAAGGCGCTTGTGGGGTCTCTGAGAGCCTGTGAGCTGTGCTGAGCATTTGGGCAGTCTCTAGTATCATCTTGACTACGTGTTTATCACACAGGGCCTGAGCTGCCGCCACAGGCTCTTTTTCTACATAAAATAGGTTCATACTATAATGCCCTCTAACTTTAGGGAGTGATCTACTAGCTTGCAATCTAAGCGACAAAACTCACTGCCCGTTAAAAACTCAGCATCATATAACTGAGTGAGTAATACCTCAACTTTATCCAGTTGCTCAACGGTTTTGGTGGCCTTGATCTTGCCCAATGCGTATTGATAGTTGTTCATGCTGTCACCTCTTCGGTTACGTAATGCTCCGCCAGTTCCTGCCAGTTGACAGCGCCTAAATCAATCAAGTCTTTAAACATTGGGGGAACTTCTGCCTCTTCCAGCATATCCCAAACTGTTTCCTCTATGTAGTCAGCCATCAAGTGCTGCCCGTCATCGGCTACGTCTTGGAAGTACTCGCTCAACCAGAGATTGATAACCCAAGTCTCTCTGTTCGTCCAACCGTTATAGTCTGTCTTTGTCATGTTGTGGTGTCCTATATAGTTAATTGATGAACCTATAATATCAAATGGTTTAGACAATGCAAGCGCTGATTGTTATTTATATGTCTAAACATAAGCCAGACCAATAGTACTCTGTATGTCTTCCAATGGTTGTCAATCTATGATAGGCGGACATGAGCCGCTATAGTCTACTATAGGATGCTATAGGCTCCCCACGCCATCCACACGCTTAGCAATAAGTGTGCCAATGTTACCAATGGCATGCCAATTGCTACCAATGCAAGACCCATGCCAACTCTGGGCCATGCAATAAGCGTGCCAATAGTTATCCACAGGTTATCCACAGGCTCCAAGCCCTGCAAGAAGTGTGCCAATAGTTCCAATGGGGCTGCTTTTAGGGGGCGGGGAGGGGGCTGGCCTTCGGCTATTATTAGTAGTACCACCTTAGGCACTAAAAAGGGTCATTTTGAACACTAATAGCTGCTAATTAATGATAAAACCAATGGATCAACTAATTGATATCAATAGATTTTGTCAATGGTTGACTAAATGGTCAAAAGGTGGACACAAATAAGACACATAAGGGTATTTCTACTAGAAAGTTCTTGACTTTTAACTGAAAATGTGCTATAATATACAGGTATACTAAGGAAGCATAAAGAGATTACTTTTAAGAAATTAATTAAAGTAATATTCTAAAGTTGCCTTAGGTATCCTAAAGTATCTCATAGCAATACTAGGAGGCAATACTTTTGCTTGAAGAAATACCTAAAAGAAAACGGGGTAGACCTAAGAAAGTCCTTGTTGAGTCTAACAAGAAGGGTGGTAGAAATGCCGTAGGTAGGCCCAAAGGTGACGCTGCTATCATTAATGAGTACAAAGCTCGTATGTTAGCCTCCCCTAAGTCACAGAAAGTGTTGGACAGTATCATGAATGCTGCTTTGGACGATGACCATAAGCATCAAGCAGCAGCATGGAAGTTAATGATGGACAGGATGTTACCCGTAAGCTACTTTGAAAAGGATAAGCTTAATGGAGGTAGGTCTTCCATATCCATCAACATAACGGGTGTAGGTTCCGAGACAACTATTACAGATAATCCTGAAGTTATGGAAGGGGAATACACAGAATATGAGTAAAGAGTTTAAGTATTTTACTTATGAAGAGTTTGACTGTCAAGAGACAGGTAAGAATGAAATGTCTATTGCTTTTATTCATCGTTTGGACGAGCTAAGAGAAAAGTGTGGTTTCCCCTTTACTATCACCAGTGGTTATAGAGACAGATCTCATAGTGTAGAAGCTAGGAAGTCCACTGTAGGTCAGCATGTCTTAGGTGTGGCTGCTGATATAGCTGTAAAGGACGGTAATCAGAAATACTTAGTTATTAAATATGCTATGGAACTGGGCTTTAAGGGCGTAGGGGTTGCTAAGACCTTTATTCACGTTGATGATAGAAGGGGTGTCCCTGTGGTTTGGTCTTACTAAGTAATGTCCGATCAGCAACTAAATATATCGCTGCTACCGTGGCAACAACAAGTCTGGGAAGACCCCACACGCTTTAAGATTGTAGCAGCAGGTAGACGTACTGGTAAGTCCAGACTTGCAGCATGGTTGTTGATTGTTAATGCTTTACAGACTGACAGAGGTACTGTCTTTTATGTCGCCCCTACGCAGGGTCAGGCTAGGGACATTATGTGGGAAACCCTAATGGACTTAGGGCAACCCGTCATAGCGTCCAGTCACATTAACAATTTACAAATAAAATTAGTAAACGGTGCTACAATCTCCCTAAAGGGTGGGGACAGACCTGAAACTATGCGTGGTGTGTCTTTAAGGTACTTAGTCTTGGACGAGTACGCAGACATTAAGCCTGACGTATGGGAACAGATCCTAAGACCAGCCCTAGCTGACCAAAAGGGTCATGCACTGTTCATTGGAACCCCTATGGGGCGTAACCACTTCTATGACTTGTATAAGTACGCAGAACTAAGCGATGACAATACGTACAAAGCATGGCACTTTACCAGCTATGACAACCCACTACTAGACCCAGAGGAAATAGACACAGCTAAAAAGTCAATGTCTAGCTATTCCTTTAGGCAGGAGTTTATGGCGTCCTTTGAAGCCAAAGGCTCAGAGATGTTCAAAGAGGACTGGGTTACTTTTGCTGATAAAAAACCAGAATACTATGACTGTTACATATCAGTGGATTTGGCGGGGTTTCAGGACGTATCTAAGAAGAAGTCTAAAAACACTCGTCTTGATAATACAGCCATTGCGGTAGTCTTTGTGAATGAAGACGGTTGGTACGTAGAGAACATTATCTATGGTAGATGGACTTTGGACGATACAGCACAGAAGATCTTCCAAGCCGTCAGGGACTACAAGCCAATCTCAGTGGGTATTGAGAGGGGTATAGCAAAGCAAGCAGTTATGTCTCCCCTAACGGACATGATGAAGCGTAACGGCTTCTTCTTTAGGGTTGAGGAACTAACTCACGGCAACCAGAAGAAGACTGACCGTATCATGTGGGCCTTACAGGGTCGCTTTGAGAATAATATTATACAGTTAAGCAAGGGAGAATGGAATAGTCGTTTCTTGGACGAACTCTTTCAGTTCCCCGACCCGCTAACTCACGATGACTTAGTGGACGCCTTAGCTTACGTGGATCAATTAGCCAAAGTTGCTTATGCAGGGGACTTTGAGCAATACGATGATTTTGAAACCCTAGACTCCGTAGCAGGATATTAAATATATGGAAGATTACAACGAAGAACACAAGCCGTTGATGATTGATGAGGCTTTGGAGGAGTGGGTCATTACTAAATGTGACTCATGGCGGGATCACTTTGAAGCTAACTATGCAGAGAAGTTTGACGAATACTATCGCCTTTGGCGTGGCATCTGGGCGCAGGAAGACGTAACCAGAGAGTCAGAACGCTCCCGTATCATCAGCCCAGCCCTACAACAAGCCGTGGAGAGTTCCGTTGCGGAAATTGAAGAAGCAACCTTTGGAAGAGGAAAGTTCTTTGACATCACTGATGATGCTAACGATCCTGACAAAGCTGACATTGTTTTTCTTCGTAATAATCTGCATAAGGACTTTGAGAAGACTAAGGTTAGAAAATCTGTTGCGGAGTGTCTTATCAATGCCGCTGTATTTGGTACAGGGATTGCGGAAGTTGTTCTTTCCGATGAAAAAGAAATGATGCCAGCCACCCAGCCCATTATGGGAGGGGACTTAACCGCTGTGGGTGTTAACATTGTTGACAGGACTGTCTGTCGCCTACGCCCCGTAATGCCTCAGAACTTCCTTATTGATCCCGTAGCAACCTCCGTGGAGGACGCTTTGGGCGTTGCTGTGGATGAGTTTGTCTCAGCACACACCGTTGAGCAGCTACAGGAAGCAGGCGTTTACAAGAAGTGTCACATAGGCTCTGCAACGCCTGACTTTGACATTGAGCCTGACCAAGACCTGACCACCTACGCAGACGACAAAGTACGTCTTACAAAGTACTATGGGTTAGTACCTGCTTACTTGTTAGCTGACGCGCAGACTCAGTTAGCTAAGAGTGATGACGATGATGATGACGTTGAAGAAGAAGTCATTGAGATGGAAGGTGAGTTAGAGCTTGATTCAGAAGAGTACTACGTAGAGGCCATCGTGGTTATTGCCAATGGTGGTATTCTCCTCAAGGCTGAAGAAAACCCCTACATGATGCAGGACAGACCAATCGTAGCATTCCCATGGGACGTTGTACCGTCTCGCTTCTGGGGTCGTGGAGTCTGTGAG